GGTCAGCGCTGCTTCAACCGCCACGGACAGGGCAGCAGCCGTCCCGAAGGAAACATAGTCGTTTGCCTTCAGCCCTGCAGTTCCGGCAGATTTGGCAACCGTCTGCGTGTCCACGGCTGCGCCATCCAGGTACGTCACAACGTCCACATTGGCGGTATCGTCTGCATTGGCCAGGATGGCAACGCTTAGGGCATTGCCCCGGGTCCCACCCCAGGTCGCCGTGACAGTCATACCGCCCACAGATGCGGTTGCTTTCTGCCCGCCAGAGTTGACCCGGTAGACCAGCAGCGTCTTTGCTCGCTTCATGGCCTCTCTGATCAAAAGCAGCTCTGTGGCCATGGGATCATGCCCCAGGACTTTCATGGCCACTTGGTTAAATTCTGCGGCTTCCAGGGCAAACACCCGGTTCTCGGGGCCCCAGTCCAGCTCCAGGGGCAACGCCGCGACGCCCCGCGCCCCCACCTTGGGCACGCTTCCCAGCGCAACGAAGTT